TCAAACAGTTGCTGTTGATGTTGGTAGTGTTGCCAGCGGATTAAACCGTAATGCAGTTTCCAGGTGATCCGGTGCCAGATGTGCGTAACGCATGGTCATTTTTATGTCGTGATGTCCGAGGATTTTTTGCAAAGCAAGGATATTTCCACCCGACATCATGAAATGCGCCGCAAACGTATGGCGCAGAACGTGTGTCAGTTGACCGCGAGGGAGCACGATAGACGTTTTTTCCATCACGGATAAAAATTGAAAATAGCAGTCTGTGAAGAAATTGAACCCATCAAGCGCCATGATCTCTTCGTAAAGCTCTTTACTGATAGGGATGCTTCTGTTTTTCTTCCCCTTCGTTCTTACAAAGGTAATTCGGTATTTGGTCACCTGTGAGCGGGTAAGATTTACGGCTTCTCGCCAGCGTGCGCCTGTGCTTAAGCATATTTTGACTACCAGAGCCAGAATTGGGTCCTGACGTTTGCAATCAGCCAGCAGTTCAACAATCTGCTCATGGGTAAGCCATGCCATCTCTTTTTCTGCGATGGTGAATTTTCGCATGTTCTCCAGTGGGTTTGGATACGACCATTCGCCCAGGCGGGATAGTTCGCTAAAAATACTACTTAGATAGCTTTGCTCCAGGTTAATGGTGACCGGGCTGGCTCCTTTCTTCCATTTCTCGCTGAAGTAGATCTCACCTGTCAGTCGTTTATCTCGATAATGGGCAAACATTTTAGATGTGAGATCGGTTGCAAGGGGATTGCCCAGAGCGTCAACCATCAGCAGCAATTTGTCATAGACATGCTGCCCAGCAGTCAGTGATTTACCATGTAGCTTGAACCATAGCTCAACCACGTCTTTCAGTGTTCGACGATCTACTGATTCACCCAGCCAGGGCTTTGCTTCGGTTTCTTCCATCGTGTGACGCTCAAAAGCCAGAGCTTCGCCTTTGGTGGCGAATTGTTTACGCACACGACGTCCACTACGTCCGGCGGGGTAACATTCGCAAAGCCATTTTCCTGTGGTGAGTTTTCGTACTGCCATAAAAAAGCCCTCATGTCAGAGGGCTAAATTTAACTGTATGTTTGACCAGTGATCAATGTATGTAAATATTAAATCATACGTCAGGGGTAATCCAGTCGACTAAAGCCTCAATACTTTCGAAATCTGCACAGATATCTGAAAGAGGTTGTGTATCTGCTTTTGTTTTGAAATCAGCCCATACTGATTCATTTTTTTCTGTAAGACCCAAATGGTTTTCTATCGAACCGTTTAGCCAAATCCAAATATTTGCATTTCTCAGTTTTGCGGCTAATGATGACAAAAATTCTCTGGCGCCGGGCTTTTGAGACATAAGAGCAAATGCTTCAGCTGCGGTAGTGTTACTACCCTTTGTAGGCAAACCGGATCCATCGAGAGTGCATTCTCCATTAGCATGCATACTTCTCAAGATTTCTTTTAGTCGTAAAATATCCTCGTCATTATGTTCTAAGAAGTTGTTCCTTATTGCACCGCGGAACGCAAAATCTAAATCAACAATTGCTTTTGTAGGTATATCCATTGAATTTAGAATTTGCATCGTTTTAGATATACTTTCAACGGACCCTGTTTCAATTAGTGCTATTTGCATCTGACCTAATGTTTTATTTTTAACTTTGTTAAAAAATAAATGGGAGCAGAGTAGTCTCTGTTTTACCTTCTGTTAGTATTACATTGTTAGCAAATAAAACTTTTGACGACTGTGTTAATGAAAATAAATGGGTTGCTTGTGCTGGTCGTTGTTCGATTACTTTATTGACTGCTTCTTTTAATGTTAATCTGCAATGAGTGCCACGCTGACTGTTTTTTCTGATTAATACAGTGTCTTTTGCTAAGTCAGAGGTAATCATTTGAGATGAATGGGTAGAGAAAATTATTTGATATCCATGATGAGATAGTGTTTTTAGAGATTCTCTAATTTGTTCGATAGCAAATGGGTGAAGATATAACTCAGGTTCATCTATTAACAGTAGAGTAGTTGTTTTAATATCATCACCGTTGGTTATATCAGCTAAATGTCTTATTAGAGCCATCTGAATCGAACGCTGTGTGCCATGACCATAAGAAGAACAGTCACGAGCAATTCCGGGAAATGAATCTTCATATACTTTTACAGTTCCTGATTTAAATATATCCTTGAAGTCAGGGAGTTCGAAGTGTAGTTTTAAACTTATCCCTGGGAAGAAATCAGCAACTTTACTACTTATTGAATTATCAATATCATTGAGGTCCGATATTCGTTTATTACCGGTTGCAGTCATTCTTCTGTTAACGGCATTTAAATGGCTTAGTATCCTTTGAGTGTGCTTCTCTTCTATTTTGCAACTCAATTCTGCCAGCAACTTACCTATTGTAGTACCTGTTTTTGATTTTGAAGAATCATCCGCTGCATTTTCCATTGCACCTATACGTATTGGATCTGGAAATAAAGCTTTTATCGCATTCTCAATACCCGTTGGTGATGTCCTGAATTCGTTATTTTCTGGGTTTTTAATTAATAACCTGACGTCTTTTGCACTTTGAGCACCAACAATCTGTTGACGCTTAAATATCAATACCCCATCAATAATGTAGGGTGAAATTCTAGTTCTGTTTTCTTCTGTTAAAGCTGACAAAATATCTTCAGTAATACCCTTAACTGTACCTATAACTTCTATAGGGTTATCTGGATTAGTATAATCATCAGAGGACAAAAGTTTTTTTCTTAAAAAGCCATTCAATAGCATTTAAAATCGTTGACTTACCTGCATTGTTGTAACCTATTAAAGGCGTGAATGAAGAAAAAATTGATATCAATATCTTTGCAAGATCTAAAGTTTTTTATAGAAATCTTTGAAAGATGATGATTCATTTTAGACTCCTCCAGTAAATATTTAAAAGTAATGCCTGCAATGTTATTGTATTGTTAAGATGATGCTGGCTATAATTTGAATATCCTCAATGGAACACTCAAAATCCTTACTCCCACCAGAAACAAGAATTTTGTTCTTAGGTAAACGAGTTAACTCTTTTAAAGATAACTCATTGTCAATTCCTACTAACCATTTTCCATCTCTAATTAGGTGAAATTCTTTATCACATATGACATGTTTTTCTCCATTGCTTACAAACATCAAACTGCTGGTTTCTTGCTTCGGAAGTAGACACCGATCCATGGATAAAAAACCTGACTCGACAAGCTCGCCATTGACCAAATTGAACTTATTTAAAATCACAGTGTTTTCTTTTTGTGAACCATTTGGCGTTTCGATTCCTGTAACTAGCCAGGTGAGGTCCGCTTTGGTTTCTAATGCGCATTTAATCACCCAATCCGCAGGGAAAGAATCTCGCATGTATCGTGTGGCTAATGTGCTTTTTGAAATACCAAGGTGATCGGCTAAGGCTTGGCGGGTTTTAAACCCGTAAGCATTAACAATCCTCTCTATCGCGGCTTTTCCTCCGTTAGTAAGCTCAATGTGATTCTCAATGTGGCGCTTTAAGGATGATTGATGAGCGTTGCTGTTAAACCCCTCATGTGGGACTGTTTCATCATGTTGTTCCACATAAGGGGGGAAACTTTCTTCTGCATTGTTAGAACCAAAGGCCAGCCATTCTAGGGATGCGCCAGTTTCCATTGAACATATAACAACCCAATCAGCAGGGAAGGTATCGCGTGCATATCTATTAGCCATTGTACTTTGTGAAATACCAAGATGCTTACAGAAGGCTTGGCGTGATTTGAAACCATAGGCCTTGAGTATCCTCTCAATGACTTTTTGCCCTCCACGATTCTGCATGACCATAGCTTTCAGACTATCTTCGATATGGCGAAATGTGATTTTTTGAGTTGACATATTCTTTATGTGAACCTATTCTCCGTTTTGTGATGTTTTGTCACGATTAATACCGGCTCACCACAAGCCAATAGGAGATGTTGCATCATGACCCCTAACATTTCAATAACTCTGAATACGCCACACGTCACAATTGAGCGTTATAGCGAACTTACTGGTCTTTCTATCGACACCATCAACGATATGCTGGCTGATGGTCGCATCCCTCGCCATCGCCTTCGGAAAGACAAGAAAAGAGAAAAGGTAATGATCAACCTTGCTGCTCTTACCGTTGATGCACTTACTGATTGCAATGTTGTATTCAACTAGTTCCATTTTGGGGTGCATCAGGAGTGTCGACTATGTTTGATTACCAAGTTTCCAAACATCCACATTTTGATGAAGCCTGTCGTGCATTTGCATTGCGCCACAACCTTGTGCAACTGGCAGAACGTGCAGGTATGAATGTGCAGATTCTGCGGAACAAGCTGAATCCAGCTCAACCTCATTTATTAACCGCACCAGAAATCTGGTTGCTTACCGATCTGACTGAAGATTCAACGCTGGTAGATGGCTTTCTGGCACAGATTCACTGCCTGCCATGTGTACCGATTAATGAGGTGGCAAAAGAGAAACTGCCGCATTACGTCATGAGTGCAACTGCAGAGATAGGGCGTGTCGCGGCAGGTGCGGTTTCTGGCGATGTAAAAACCAGTGCAGGCCGTCGTGATGCGATCAGCAGCATTAACTCTGTTACACGACTGATGGCGCTGGCTGCTGTTTCATTGCAGGCCCGTTTACAGGCTAATCCTGCGATGGCGAGTGCAGTTGATACCGTGACTGGCCTCGGTGCTTCATTCGGTTTGCTGTGAGGTGCTTATGCTGACGAAAGAACCATCATTTGCATCGCTGCTGGTAAAACAAAGCCCGGCAATGCACTACGGTCACGGCTGGATCATGGGTGAGGATGGCAAACGCTGGCATCCATATCATTCACAAGATGAATTGCTGTCTGAATTGACCACGAGGAAACGGAGAAAGTCCAAATGTATTCGGCAGAAAGTGAAGTGGTTTATCAGTTTCGTTACAGAGGGGAGAGTTATTCAGTACCTGAAGATGATTTGCTCTGTTGCTATCCGTCGTTGTCGGGCGATGGTAGCTACTTTTTCACGCTAAAGGATGGAACCTTTATACGTGGTGAAAGAGTACAAGAAGTGATGCGTATAAAGACATCACCTCTTGAACGTTATCGGCGAAATATTTATCGGTAACGATCTATCAGTGTCTGTATCAGATGAGTGAATTCTTGCTGTTTAACCGAACCTAAAGGAAGTTTGTTTAATTCTTCGCGGAGGAGCTCAAAAAATGCTGATTGATTTGCTGAGTCAGTTCGAAATAAGGAGTGGATCAGACCTGAAACAAGAATTCGTTGAACAGCAACCTCATCGCGAAGACTGGAGATCTCGTTTTCAAGTTGCTCTATACGCTCTCTTTCAACCGGGTTCAACATTGATGATTCCTTCTAGCTATCAATACGTTGGTAATAGATCATATCAAAAATTTTTTTAGTAGATGTGTTGTGGGATGCATAAATGGCTATTGAAGGCGCTGCGGCGACTGTTCCATTAAGACCCGGTGAACGCCTGAATGGACTTAATCATATTGCGGAGTTAAGGGCGAAAGTTTTTGGTTTGAATATTGAGTCAGAGCTTGAGCGGTTTATTAAAGATATGCGTGATCCACGGGATATCAATAATGAACAAAATAAACGGGCACTGGCTGCCATATTCTTTATGGCAAAAATTCCAGCTGAACGTCATAGCATCAACATTAATGAGCTGACCACTGACGAAAAGCGGGAGTTGATTAAAGCAATGAATCATTTTCGTGCAGTGGTGAGCTTATTTCCCAGACGGCTAACCATGCCGAATTAACCAACTAATGAAATTCATGGCGTAAACCCGCCGGGCATCCCTTTATCTAAATTCAGGAGAATTGATTATGCGTAATATTGAAACCCTCACGACTAAAACCGGACCGGATGATGCAGGTCTTAATCTTTTACTGACAGAGGCCCGTCTTGAAGAACGTCGGGCAAGGGCTGAGGCAATGGCTGCCCGCCTTGATAGCCTGGCGTGTCATATCACATCCCGCCAGCTAAACCACGTCGAAGCAGCAGAACTGCTGCGTGTGACCGCTGAAGCAATCCAGAACGAAGCGCAGGAGATCCACTAATGGCTGATGCAATGGATCTCGTACAGCAGCGCGTTGAAGAAGAACGCCAGCGCCATATCCGAGCTGCCCGTGCCAAAACACCGGGCGTGTCACGCGTACTTTGCATTGAATGTGAAGCGCCAATTCCGCCAGCACGCCGCCGCGCCATTCCTGGAGTGCAGCTTTGCATTACCTGTCAGGAAATCGCAGAGCTGAAAGGCAAACATTACAACGGAGGTGCTGTATGAGCACCATCCTGAAATGGGCGGGAAATAAAACCGCCATTATGTCCGAACTGAAAAAACACCTTCCTGCTGGCCCGCGACTGGTTGAACCTTTCGCGGGTTCCTGTGCTGTGATGATGGAGACGGATTATCCCAGCTATCTGGTTGCGGATATTAATCCTGATTTAATCAACCTCTATAAAAAGGTTGCCGCTGATTGTGAATCATTTATATCTCGCGCCAGAGTTTTATTTAAGGAAGCAAACAGGGAGGTGGCTTATTACAACATAAGGCAGGAGTTTAATTACTCAACTGAAATTACTGATTTCATGAAAGCGGTATATTTCCTGTATCTCAATCGTCACGGTTACCGTGGTTTATGTCGCTATAACAAGAGCGGGCATTTCAACATTCCCTACGGTAATTATAAAAATCCGTATTTCCCTGAAAAAGAAATTCGCGAATTTGCAGAAAAAGCCCAGCGGGCAACGTTTATCTGCGCCAGCTTTGATGAAACGCTGGCGATGTTGAAGGCGGGGGATGTGGTGTATTGCGATCCGCCTTATGACGGTACGTTTTCCGGCTATCACACTGATGGTTTCACTGAAGATGACCAGTATCACCTGGCATCCGTTCTTGAACATCGATCATCAGAAGGTCATCCGGTCATTGTTTCTAACAGTGACACATCCCTGATCCGTTCGCTGTATCGCAATTTCACTCACCACTACATCAAGGCAAAACGCAGCATCGGCGTGTCAGCTGGCGAGAGTAAATCTGCAACAGAAATCATTGCTGTTTCCGGGCCGCGCTGCTGGATGGGATTTGATCCTTCGCGTGGCGTGGATAGTTCTGCTGTGTACGAGGTGCGTGTATGAGTCATGCCGATATGAGCAACTCTAGCGGCTTTAACGAGGCTGCCGCAGCATTTTCATGGAACGGCCCGAAAAAGGCCATTAACCCTTATCTGGAACCGGCGGAAGTTGCGCCGGAGTCTGCACTTTCAAACATGATCACTCTGTACGCTGCCGATAACGAGCAGGAACAGCAGCGCCGCGAGGCACTGAGTGATCAGGTCTGGGAACGTTATTTCTTTAATGAATCCCGTGATCCTGTCCAGCGCGAAATGGAGCAGGATAAGCTCATTAGCCGGGCAAAGCTGGCGCATGAGCAGCAGCGTTTTGACCCGGACATGGTCATTCTGGCGGACGTCAGCGCCCAGCCTACCCACATCAGCAAGCCGCTGATGCAACGTATCGAATACTTCAGCAGCCTGGGCAGGCCAAAGGCTTATTCCCGCTATTTGCGTGAGACGATTAAGCCATGTCTGGAGCGACTGGAGTATGTACGCGACAGTCAGCTATCCGCTTCTTTCCGTTTTATGGCAAGCCATCAAGGGCTTGAGGGCCTGCTGATCCTGCCTGAAATGAGTCAGGATCAGGTAAAACGCCTGTCCACCCTGGTAGCAGCGCATATGAGCATGTGTCTTGAGGCCGCTTGTGGTGATTTGTATGCCACCGATGACGTTAAGCCAGAAGAAATCCGCAAGACATGGGAAAAGGTGGCAGCGGAAACCCTGCGTCTGGATGTTATCCCGCCTGCGTTTGAGAAACTTCGTCGGAAAAGAAACCGCCGCAAACCCGTGCCCTATGAACTCATTCCGGGTTCGCTGGCGCGTATGCTTTGCGCCGACTGGTGGTATCGGAAATTATGGAAGATGCGTAGCGAATGGCGGGAAGAGCAGTTGCGTGCTGTTTGCCTGGTCAGCAAAAAAGCATCTCCCTATGTCAGCTATGAAGCAGTGACGCATAAACGTGAGCAGCGCCGTAAGTCGCTGGAGTTTTTCCGTTCTCATGAACTGGTGAACGAAGACGGCGACACGCTGGATATGGAAGACGTGGTAAACGCCAGCAGCAGCAACCCTGCGCATCGCCGCAATGAGATGATGGCCTGTGTTAAAGGTCTGGAGCTTATCGCGGAAATGCGCGGTGACTGCGCCGTTTTCTACACCATCACCTGTCCGTCACGTTTCCATTCCACGCTCAACAACGGCAGACCCAACCCGACCTGGACAAATGCGACGGTAAGACAAAGCAGCGATTATCTGGTCGGCATGTTTGCTGCATTTCGTAAGGCGATGCACAAAGCCGGGTTGCGCTGGTATGGCGTGCGGGTGGCTGAGCCGCACCATGACGGTACTGTGCACTGGCATCTCATGTGTTTCATGCGCAAAAAAGACCGCCGCGCCATTACTGCTTTGTTGCGTAAGTTTGCCATCCGTGAAGACCGCGAGGAACTGGGCAATAACACGGGTCCACGCTTTAAGTCTGAGCTGATAAACCCGCGCAAAGGAACGCCGACAAGCTACATCGCGAAATACATCAGTAAGAACATTGACGGACGTGGTCTGGCTGGCGAGATCAGCAAGGAAACGGGTAAGTCCCTGCGTGATAACGCCGAATACGTTAATGCCTGGGCGTCTCTGCATCGTGTTCAGCAGTTCCGCTTCTTTGGTATTCCGGGGCGTCAGGCGTACCGTGAACTTCGCTTGCTGGCTGGTCAGGCGGCAAGGCAACAGGGTGACAAAAAAGCAGGTGCGCCGGTACTGGATGACCCGCGCCTTGATGCCATCCTGGCTGCCGCTGATGCTGGCTGTTTTGCCACCTACATCATGAAGCAGGGCGGCGTACTGGTTCCCCGCAAATATCACCTTATCAGAACAGCTTATGAAATTAACGAAGAGCCGACCGCTTATGGCGATCACGGTATTCGTATTTATGGCATCTGGTCACCCATTGTACAGGGCAAGATCTGCACTCATGCAATGAAATGGAAAATGGTTCGTAAGGCCGTTGACGTTCAGGAGGCGGCAGCCGACCAGGGCGCTTGCGCCCCTTGGACTCGTGGCAATAACTGTCCCCTTGCTGAAAATTTGAACCAACAGGAGAAAGATAAATCAGCTGATGGGGACACCAGAACGGACATTACCCGCATGGATGACAAGGAGTTGCACGATTACCTGCACAGTATGAGCAAAAAAGAGCGCCGGGAACTGGCTGCAAGGTTACGCTTGGTGAAACCGAAACGGCGTAAAGACTACAAACAGCGAATTACAGATCATCAGCGACAGCAGCTCGTTTATGAGCTGAAGTCCAGAGGATTTGATGGCAGCGAGAAAGAGGTCGATTTACTCCTTCGCGGCGGCAGTATTCCGTCAGGAGCAGGCCTGCGTATCTTCTATCGGAACCAGCGTCTGCAGGAGGATGATAAATGGCGGAACCTGTATTAATTACGCTGGTTAACAATTCGTGCTCTTAATAATACCAGGCATATCAGGCTGATGAGCGTAAAAAAAACGTTTTACATCAGTAAGATTATTATATACTGTAAATATAAACAGTGTTTATGTGTACAGTATTGCTTGTGGTGTCATAGGAGGAAAAATGCAGGACTATTTTTTGGAGTCTTTGAAGCTCCAGCGCATTGATTTTTTTTCTTAAGCTTGTAGCGGCTAGTGAGTGTAGTGATGAAGAGAAGGGACTGGCCCTGCAGTGGGTTTCTGAACTGACAGATGAACTCATGGCAAAAATCAGAACCCACGAATACAACCGCTCAATGGATGTCATCAGTTGAGGTGACTTTTATGCGCATTGAAATAATGATCGATAAAGAGCAGAAGATTAGCCAGTCTACCTTGGACGCCCTTGAATCCGAGCTTTACCGCAATCTGCGCCCCCTGTATCCCAAAACGGTAATTCGTATCCGTAAAGGTAGCTCTAACGGTGTGGAACTGACCGGACTGCAACTGGATGAAGAAAGAAAACAAGTGATGAAAATTATGCAGAAGGTGTGGGAAGACGACAGCTGGCTGCATTAAGAAACGTTGCCCCCAGGAGGATTCATTCTGATGGGGGCTAGTTTGGGCAACGAGTGAAACGAGGCGTAAGGTGGGTGGGCATTTTGATAAGTGCTCGTTCGCTTTGTGCCAGAGGCGGGCATTAATACAAATTTCACGTGATAAAACGGTACTCAGTTATTCTAATCTGACATGCATAAACGTTGTTGGATTACAAAACATCAACAACTTCAAACTCTTCCATAATCAGCTCCATATCGTCAGAAAAGTAACCTTCACATGTAAAAAATCGTTGATGCTCTCTCTGCCAATATTCAAGACTCAAATCGCCTTCACCTTCCTTGCGAGCGAACTCGGCAGTAACATCACAAAAACGCACCAGTCGCATCGACACCAGCCGGGTCACGCATACCGGTACATCCTGGCCGTTAAGGATGATGTTATAGCTCCCAATCCTTGGGGCAAACTCTTCCTTCTGGTAAGAGGCATAAGAGCCGCAGGAGGCCGTTTTAATCCCTTTTTTGATAAGTGCTGCAAGCTCGTTAGCCAGTTCAGGGCTGTCGCCCACTTGCCAGGCATTCGCGTCCGGATATTTCATCTTTAATTCATCAACCGTAACCATTACAAGTCCTTTCTGATTGTAAAATAGATAAATAGCTGAGCATTAATTGTTCAAATATTAACAGTGATGCTCTCTTGTTAGTATCATAGTCCGTTTCTCGTTCACAGCGGACTTTCATCTTTGTAAACCCGTATGATTCGCTTTTCAGCGGTCATTCAGATACGGATTTACGCTTCCCTTGGCTGTGCATGACTATGCTGCATGAAATCGCATGATCGATTGAGGATCGTTTTTGCAGAGACCTGCTAGAACTGGCGGGCTTTTACTCATGTCATGCAGGTGCATGAAAACCACTGCATAAAGCGGGCAGGCGTGGCGGGGATACGAGCGCGCGCTGACATCGTTAAGTATTGACATATCAGATGTTTAAATAGGAAAATTACCAAAATCCAGAAAAAAGAAAAGAATATGAAGAAGTTAACTGCGAGACAAAGAGAGATTGACGTAAAACGCTCGATAAAGTTACGACAAGGGCGTGCTAAAGTTAGAAAAAAAGGTAAATCATTTCACTATAATGTTGAATGGCGTAAGGCTAACTATTGGATTGAAGAACAATCAAAAAATGGATTAGATGTACAATTTGTAAGTAAAAAAAAGAAAGGGTTAATTCTAACTTTACCTTCTGAAATGAATTTTTCTACACACTACGATGTTACTGTTCAGCATATTAATGCGATTCGAATGTTATCAGAGAGAAAAGGATTGCCTAATGCAGGTTATCAATTAGCATCTGTTAATTTTTTGTAATTTGAAGAAAATATCGACATCTGCAGCTCTTGTGTTAACTGCAGAGTTATCTAAATGGGATGATGCGATTAGGCAGAGGTTGACTCCAAAAATAGACGGTTGGGATAAAAATGTTCTACGTAATTTCTATGAATTGGGGTTCTTTGATTTATTCAAAAAAAGCAGGGATATAAAATTAAATTTTAATGATGAGTATTCAAAAATAAAAGGTAAGCGATTTGTAAAATATCTTAAAGGAAAGTGTGGGGAAATTAAGAAAACAAAAGTATTAAAAGAGGAGATTATTAAATTAGTTGGTGAGTCTATTGAAAAATGGACTTTCTTACATGGGGGCCTAAGTGAGGCTATTACCAATGTTTCTCATCATGCATATCCTTCTGATTGCGGATATAAAGAATATGATAAGAACTGGTATCTAACAGGATCTTATCATTTAGAAAGTAAGGAATTGAAGATAGTTTTTTATGATCAGGGTGTTGGTATCCCTAAAACTTTACCTGCATCAAAAGTTTGGGAAAAGGCATTAAATGTATTAGCATCAATTCCTGTATTGGAGCGATATCGTGATGAAGCACTCTTGAAAGCTGCGGTAGAGTTGGATAGGACAAGTACAGAAGAGGGAGATCGTGGTAAAGGCCTACAGGATCTACTTGAGTTTATTAAACAAAGAGAAAATGGTTATTTATCAATCATGAGCCTTAAGGGACTTTATAAACACTCAATGAATCAAGGTAATACAAAAATAAAAACTAAGAGTTTTGCATCCCCAATCTATGGTACACTAATAACTTGGAGTGTATCTCTTGATTGAGATGGAGGTTTAATATGAAAAATCTAGAAATTAATATAGGGAAAGAGTTTTCTTCTACTCCTTCAGGACGTTTCTATTCTGATATGACAGATAGCAGCGGCGAACAGTTTAGAGAGGAGCTTTTATGGCCTCGCTTACAATTGCTTAAAGAAAAGCAAAAGATCGACATTATTTTGGATGATGACGTTGAAGGTTATGGTTCTTCTTTCCTCGTTGAAGGTTTTGCCGGTATAGTAAAATATGGATATATGGATAAACAACAACTATTAAGTAAACTTGAGTTAATTCAGAGAGATCCTGATTTTGCTTTGTTTAAGAGAAAAATAATACAATATATTAACGAGGCAGTGTTTGATTCAAAGGTTTATGAAAGTACCAAACCTATTTATTTGTCTAAGTTGTTGACGCAAAAAAACACGTAAGGAGTAAAGCAAATGGAGCCCAATTATAATTATCATTATATGATGAGTAATAATGAGCTTTATTTTAGGGCGGGTTATGATGCTCAGCAATATGGGTTTGTTTTTTCTCATTCGGCTGTTGATGATGTCGACTTGGTACATATTATCAATGGTGGTTTTTCATCTGTTGCAGAAGCTATTAGTAACTCAGGAAACACCACACTTTCTGATGGGATTATACTTGCATTAGCAGGTGCGTTGAGTGCTTTTTTCTTTAATTTGATTCAAAAAGGAATTGACGCTAAGGCAAAACGTCTCACCAAATCTGGTGAAGCAATGTTATCCTTGATAAATGAATTGGAGGATATTGCAGTACGTTATTGGGTCAGAGGGCACGATTCATCTTGTGCTGATAATGAAAGCAATATTTGTGATGAGATTAATATCAAAGCCATGTTAATGACCTTGGATAAAAATATTAGGTTTATGGTTGATAATTTACCGTTAAAAAACAAGTCTTTAAATAAAAATAAGCTGGAGAAATTTTCTTCTGATATTTATGATTTGGCATCTGGTGAAGATTTCGAAGCAGAGGTTAGGCCTCCCAATAAAACAAAGGCCTTTGCTATATCGAAAAAATGTAGTGAAGCAAAAGCCATCATTCTTGGTTTGATTTAAAAACGGTAATCCTCAAAGTTAATTACTGTTATGTTTAACCAAATATTTAGCTCTGTTATTCTTTTCTGAAGAATTTCTAATTCATTTTTTACGAATACTTTGGCAGCTTTCTCCACATCCCCAAACCCCCCAACATTATTAGGCATTATCCCCATCATTTGCGGCGGCACTCGGTGTGCTGCCATCATGTCATCGCGGCTGACATTTTTGATATTCAGAAATTCATCCTTCGCCGCGACTTCTGACAGAGGAATGATCTGAAGCCCGTCCTTTTTGCCGTTAGGCGAGTACATAAACAGATTGCGGAAGTTGCCAGGGCCTTTGGCGCTTTTCATCGCATTGCGGAGGTTGTTCACATCCTCCTGGTTTTGCGCGGCATCGGTCATGTACATGATAAAGCCCGCATGGCTGCCGTTAATGTAATACTTGCGACGGAACAGCGTGGCGGACTCGTTGAGCAGGGCTGACGGAATGGCAGAAAGATAACCGGGCAGGCCGTAGATCTCCTGATTAATATCCGGTTCCATCAGGTGAAAAATGCTGCCTTTCGTGAACTGATACGGTTGCGTGGTCATGCCGTATTGCACAAACCAGTAGGTATCCAGATCTAATCCGCGTCGGGTGTATTTTGCCAGCGCAGGCTCAAGGGCGATAACTTCACCGAATCGGTTCGTGCGTTTCTCCAGGTAGGCGTTACCAAATACCAGATAGTCCTGCACAAAACGTGAAAAAGCCTGTTGGCTGAGCAGCGGGTGAGGGATGTAGGTGCTGGTCAAAATGTTGCATTTCACCGCAATCGGTGAGCTGTGATGCACGGCGGCGCGGAAGGTTCGCGCCAGTCCGTCGAAACTTACAGGCGGCTCATACCAGCGATCCATCTGTACGCATTCCACATAGTCCAGCAGTTCACGGCGGTCCAGAACAGGAACGGGATCGCCAAAGCTGAATGCTTCGGCTGAAGTTTGGCTTTTATGCTTGAGCTGATTCGTCGCCGCAGCGCGGTTCTTCTTACTCTTTCCCATCAAAAAATCTCCACAATATTACTGGTATTGGCGGACTCGCCCTGCAGTGGTTCGTTAAACAGTGCGTGCATTGTTGCCCAGGCCAGATCGGCGTGGCTGGCTTCTTCGCTGCGGTTGGCTTCATAGGTCGGGCGGTTGCCGCTGGCGGTAGTGGCGCGACGGATTGCCATAAATGATTGCGCAATGTCGGTGTGTCCGGCGTCAAATTCCAGGCGGCGGTGACTGATAATGTCGTAGGCCTTGAGTACCAGGGCGTTTTTAACGTTGGGGTTGTAGACAAACTCCCGGACGGCAGGAAAGAACGCTTTCACGTTCTCGTAAACCCCGTGACCGACGCCGGTTGAGTCGATACCGATATAGGTCACGTTGTACTGTTCAGTCAGTTTTTTGATGGCGTCAGCCTGGGCGCGGAAGTCCATCCCGCGCCACTGGTGACGCTCAAGAATGCGGAACTTACCGCCCGGCACCGCTGGCGGAGCCACCACCACGCATCCGGCACTGTCGCCGTTTTGCGTACCTTTCGCCGGGTCATATCCGATCCACACTTCGCGCCAGCCAAACGGACGCAGGGCCAGTGCATGAAAGTCGGTCCAGACTTCCCAACTGTCCACCATGCACGCCTGCAGCTCGCTGAGCGGGAACACGGACGCGAGATCGTCCACAAACTCGCACATCAGCAGGTTCTGGTATTCGTCCGGGCTGTACTCCATGCGCAGCTGGTCGAGGTCGAATAGGTTACAGCCGCCGCGCACCGCATCTTCCACGGTGACTATCTGGCGGTATTGCCCGTCTGCACACAGCAGGCCGGGAGCCAGATTGCTGTGGGACAGGTCGATGTCCACCTTATCGGCTTTGTTGCGCCCACGGTTGAACAGCGCACCGGACCAGAACGGATAAGCACTGTGGGTCAGGCTGGATGGTGTGGAAAAATAGGTCTGTCGCCATTTCTTGTGAATAGCCATACCGGAAGCCACTTTGCGCAGCTCCTGGAATTTCGGTATCCAGAAATATTCATCCAGATACAGGTTGCCGTGGTAACTCTGGGCCGTGCGGGCATTGGTGCCGAGGAAGTAAAGCGTGGCCCCGTTGGGAAGCACCATCGGATCGCCTTTCAGCTCCACCTCCACTTCTTTGGCGAAGTCGATGATGTACTGTTTAAAGACGTGGGCCTGTGCCTTACTGGCGGAAAGGAAAATCTGGTTACGTCCGGTAAGCAGGGCGTCAATCAGGGCTTCACGGGCAAAGTAAAAGGTCGCGCCGATCTGGCGTGACTTCAGCAGGTTGCGGATGCGGTTGGTTTTTCCGGCTTCCCACCAGTGGCGCTGGTAGTTGAACATGGAGGAATGGAAAATTTCTTCCAGCTTCTCAATCTGTTCATCGGTGAAAACGTTCTTTTCCGGCTGACGGCGTGGGCCTTTGTTGCGGTTGGCGACGTTAGGGTTTAAGTCGGCTTCGTTGCCGCCATTGTTAAACTTGCCGATCCGCGCGTGGCGTTCCGACTGGCGCGCCAGCAGGTCAATCTCTTTGAAATCTTTCCCTTCTTTGTGCTCCTTCATAATGAGCTGGCAGTAGCGTGCGGCGGTGGTGAGCTGCATCTGATCCAGCGGCCCATAGTCACCCCACTTGTCGCGTTTTTTCCAGCTGTGAACGGTTGCAACTTTCTCGCCCAGCATTTCAGCAATGCGGGCTACGCGGTATCCCTGAAAGTACAGCAGCATGGCCTGCCGACGGGGATCGAGATCTGCGGGTGTCAGTGTGGTGTTCATGGCACAAACCTACAGCCTTGAATGAAGGCTTTCCCCGCCTGCGGTTTGTGTGGTTGTCGGTACAAATACCGCGCATTGTTTCACTGCCCCCATCACCGCAACCATAAGGCTCCAGTAAGTTTTTTCTAACGGAGCACGGCTCATGACAGTGAAAGCAAAGCGTTTTCGCATCGGGGTGGAAGGTGCCACCACCGACGGACGCGAAATCCAGCGTGAATGGCTGGAACAGATGGCAGCCAGCTACAACCCGGCGGTGTATACCGCGCTGATTAACCTTGAGCACATCAAGTCTTATCTGCCGGACAGCACCTTTAACCGCTACGGCAAGGTGACGGCGCTGTTTGCTGAAGAAATCACGGAAGGTCCGCTGGCAGGCAAGATGGCGCTGTATGCCGACGTTGAGCCAACGGAATCTCTGGTGGAGCTGGTGAAAAAAGGCCAGAAATTATTCACCTCTATGGAAGTCAGCCCGAAGTTTGCTGATACGGGCAAAGCCTATCTGGTCGGCTTGGCTGCTACTGATGATCCCGCCAGTCTGGGTACGGAAATGCTGACATTCAGCGCCAGTGCAGCCCATAACCCGCTGGCAAACCGCAAGCAGAATCCCGCCAATCTTTTTACCGCTGCAGAGGAAACGGTGATCGAACTGGAAGAAATCCAGGAGGACAAGCCGTCTCTGTTTGCCCGCGTCACGGCGCTGTTCACCAAAAAAGAGCAGTCCGATGATGCCAGGTTCTCTGATGTGCATAAGGCCGTGGAACTGGTCGCCACTGAGCAGCAAAACCTGAGCACGCGCACCGAAAAGTCCCTGTCTGAGCAGGAAGAACGCCTGTCTGAGATGGAGACTGCTCTGCAGGCACAACAAGCCGCCTTTAACGAACTGGTGGATAAGCTGAGTCATGAAGACAGCCGCCAGGACTATCGCCAGCGTGCAACAGGCGGTAACGCCCCCGCTGACACTCTGACCAATTGCTGATGGAGCACAAAACCTGATGAAGAAGAATACCCGCTTTGCTTTTAACGCTTACCTGCAGCAGCTGGCGCGTCTGAACGGTGTGGCAGTTGAAGAACTGTCCAGCAAGTTCACTGTAGAGCCGTCTGTGCAGCAGACGCTGGAAGACCAGATCCAGCAATCCGCCGCATTCCTGACGCTGATTAACGTCACGCCAGTGACTGAGCAGTCTGGTCAGTTGCTGGGGCTGGGTGTTGGCAGCACCATTGCCGGAACCACTGATACCACCGCAAAAGAGCGTGAGCCTGTCGATCCGACGCTGATGGTCGATGTGGAATATAAATGCGAGCAGACCAACTTTGACACGGTGCTGACCTACGCGAAGCTGGACCTGTGGGCGAAGTTTCAGGATTTCCAGGTGCGTATCCGTGACGCCATCGTGAAACGTCAGGCACTGGACCGCATCATGATCGGCTTTAACGGCGTGAAGCGTGCGAAAACCTCCAACCGCAGCGAAAACCCGCTGCTGCAGGATGTGAATAAAGGCTGGCTACAGAAAATCCGTGAGGATGCACCGGATCACGTCATGGGCAGCACCACCACGGGCGGTGAAACCACACCGGGCGCGGTGAAAGTCGGTAAAGGTGGCGAATATGCCAACCTGGACGCCGTGGTGATGGATGCCGTTAATGAGCTTATCGACGTGGTCTACCAGGACGATGACGATCTGGTGGTGATTTGCGGTCGTGAACTGTTGTCTGATAAGTATTTCCCGCTGGTCAACAAAGAGCAGGAAAACAGTGAAAAACTGGCTGCCGATATGATCATCAGCCAGAAACGCATGGGTGGCCTGCAGGCCGTGCGTGCGCCGTTCTTCCCGCCGAATGCGCTGCTGATCACTCGTCTGGATAACCTGTCCATCTACTGGCAGGAAGACACCCGCCGCCGTTCAGTTATCGACAACCCGAAACGTGACCGGATTGAAAACTTTGAATCCGTTAACGAAGCCTATGTGGTTGAGGACTACCGCTGCGCAGCACTGGTGGAAAACATCCAGATTGGCGACTTCAGCGTCGCCGCAGAAGCCGGAGCATAAACCATGAGCCTGAGTCCCGCACGGCAGCATCGCCTGCGCGTTCAGGCTGAACAGGCCGCCCGCGAGGGTGGCAGTGTTCGCCACGCGTCGGGCTATGACCTGATGCTGCTGCAACTGGCGGAAGACCGCCGCCGTCTCAAGGGCGTTCAGTCCACGGTCAAAAAAGCGGAAATCAAGGTGGAGCTGCTGCCGAAGTACGCCGCCTGGGCAGAGGGCGTCCTGGCTGCCGGAGGCACTCAACAGGATGACGTGCTGATGTACGTGATGCTGTGGCGCATTGATGCCGGAGATTATGCCGGGGCGCTGGAGATCGGGCGTCATGCCCTGCGTCATAGCTGGGTGATGCCACTGGGTAACCGCAATGTGCAGACCGTGCTGGCAGAGGAAATGGCAGACGCGGCGCAGAGCGCAATGCTTGCCGCCACCGGCTTTGATGCCGATCTGTTGCTGCAGACGCTGGAGCTGACAGACGGTCTGGATATGCCGGACCAGTCACGGGCGCGTCTGCATAAAGCGATTGGCGCTGTCCTGAGTGAAAGCAATCCGGCTTCCGCCCTTAACCATCTCAACCATGCGTTGCAGCTCGATCACCGCTGTGGCGTGAAAAAAGACAAACAGCAGCTGGAGCGCAGACTGCGCAATGACAGCCGCTGACAGAACGTGCCCCCGCGCACGGGCGGCACGGGGTGGCGAAAGGCACAGCCACATCAAAACTCCGTCCACCGCCCTCTATTTCAGGAGAAAGCAGCATGAAGTTTGTTGCGCCAGAACAGGCACCGGAACAGGCGGAAATCATCAGAAATACGCCGTTCTGGCCTGATGTGGACCTGTCGGAGTTCCGCAGTGTGATGCGCACTGACGGCACGGTGACGCAGCCGCGTTTAAAGCAGGTTGCGCTGTCGGCAATTTCGGAGGTCAACGCAGAGCTGTATGAGTTTCGCAGACGCCAGCAGATGCTGGGGTATGCCTCGCTGGCAGAGGTTCCGGCGGAACAGCTGGACGGCAAAAGTGAGCGTATTCAGCACTATTTCAACGCGGTTTACTGCTGGGCACGCGCCATGCTCAACGAACGATACCAGGACTATGACGCCACGGCATCCGGTGTGAAGCGGGGCGAGGAACTGGCAGAAGCCAGCGGTGATTTGTGGCGTGACGCCCGCTGGGCCATCAGCCGGGTGCAGGATGCGCCGCACTGCACAGTGGAGCTTATCTGATGAAAGTGCGTGCGCATCAGTATGACACGGTGGACGCGCTTTGCTGGCGTCATTACGGGCGCACGCAGGGTGTCACGGAGCAGGTACTGAAGGCAAATCCGGGGCTTGCCGAATACGGCCCCTTTTTACCTCACGGGCTGCAGGTGGAGCTCCCGGACATTCCGACCACCACCACCGTGCAGACCGTCCAGTTATGGGACTGAATTATGACGCTTGAGCGAATCAGCGCCTTTATCACGTATTGCATCGCCGTCGTGCTGGCCTGGCTGGGCGATTTATCCATCAAGGATGCCTCAACGCTGGGCGGCCTGATGATCGGTGTGCTGATGCTGGCTATCAACTGGTACTACAAACACAAAGCCTACCAGCTTCTGCGCGACGGGCAGATCTCGCGGGAGGACTATGAATCCATCAATCGTTAAACGCTGCCTTGTCGGGGCCGTGCTGGCTATTGCTGCCACGCTGCCGGGTTTTCAGCAGCTTCACACCTCCGTGGAGGGGCTGAAACTGATTGCCGATTACGAAGGCTGTCGTCTGCAGCCGTATCAGTGCAGCGCGGGTGTCTGGACCGACGGCATTGGTAATACGTCGGGCGTCATTCCCGGCAAAACTATTACGGAACGACAGGCAGCAGAAGGGCTGATCTCCAACGTGCTACGTGTGGAGCGGGCGCTGGAAAGGTGTGTGAAGCAACAGCCGCCGCAGAAGGTGTATGACGCTACGGTGTCGTTTGCCTTCAACGTGGGGACGGGCAATGCCTGTAGTTCCACGCTGGTGAAATTGCTCAATCAGCGGCGCTGGGCGGATGCGTGCCGACAGTTGCCGCGCTGGGTTTATGTGAAAGGTGTTTTTAATCAGGGGCTGGATAACCGCCGTGCGCGGGAGATGGCCTGGTGCCTTAAAGGAGCTGGACTATGACACGTGCGCTGGCGGTAGTGGCGGCGCTGGCACTCGTTGCGCTGGTCTGGCAGTCGTGGCGGCTTAACAGCGCCAGCCACACCATCGAAACGCAGCGCGCGGCGCTGAAAAGTAAAGCGCACGAACTAACGAAGAAAAATAGCCAGCTGATCAGTCTGTCCATTCTGGCTGAAACCAACAACCGGGAGCAGGCGCGGCTCTACGCCGAAGCAGAACAGACCAGTGCACTGCTGAGACAACGACAACACCGGATCGAGGAACTGAAACGTGAGAACGAGGGTTTACGCCGCTGGGCTGATACTCCTTTGCCTGCTGACATTATCCGGCTGCGGGAACGTCCGACACTCACCGGAGGTGCAGCTTACCGTCAGTGGTTGTCCGCGAGTGACGCCGTGTCGGCTGGAGCAGGCAGCGCCGCGCACTAACGGTGATCTGAACGCATTGCTGGATGAAACGGAGGCCGCCTGGGCGGTCTGTGCAGACAAAGTGGACATGATTATTGCGTGTCAGGAGCGAAACATTGAACAAACCACAATCCCTGCGCCATGCCCTCAATAAAGCGGTGCCTTATGTCTGTAATAACCCGGACAAACTGCATCTGTTTGTGGATAACGGTTCGCTGGTTGCCACGGGGGCCAGCTCCATGTCATGGGAGTACCGTTACACCCTGAACGTGGTGATTGAGGATTTCAGCGGCGACCAGAATCTGCTGATGGCCCCGGTTTTGCTGTGGCTGCGGGATAACCAGCCTGATGCCATCAATAATCCGGCGTTACGGGAAAAGGTATTCACCTTTGAGGTGGATATTCTGCGCAATGATGTCTGTGATATCAGCCTGAACCTGCAACTGACGGAGCGTGTGCTGGTCAGCACTGACGGCAGTGTGTCGAGTGTTGAAGCGGTAGCGGAACCCGATGAACCTGAAGAAATGTGGACGGTGAAACGTGGCTGAATTGCAGAAGGTGGACGACTGGCTGAGTGCCTTGCTGGCGAATCTGGAGCCAGCCGCAAGAAGCCTCATGATGCGCCAGCTGGCGCAGGAACTGCGCCGGACACAGCAGCAGAATATCAGGATGCAGCGCAATCCTGATGGCAGCAGTTATGAACCGCGCAGGGTAACAGCACGCAGCAAGAAGGGGCGCATCAAACGTCAGATGTTTACAAAGCTGCGCACCACAAAATACCTGAAAACTGCCGCCAGCGCCGATTCTGCCAGCGTACAGTTTGAAGGTAAGGTGCAGCGCATTGCCCGCGTTCATCACTACGGCCTGCGCGATCGCGTCAGTCGTAAGGGACCGGAGGTCCGTTACGCAGAGCGTCGTTTGTTAGGTATTAATGATGACGTAGAATCCTTAACCCACGATGTATTATTGCGCTGGCTATCTAATTGATTGTTTACCAATCGATGGAGTTAAGTTTTTAGGCCTGAGGGCGAGAAATGGTTCATAGTCTATCCATGAGTCCCAGTTAATTAATCCATCATCGAATCCTATATATTTCATTAATACTAAAGGTAAAAGTAAATTTAGATTTGAATAATAATCACTTAATTTAATGATACTGCTTGGATCATCTTTCTTAATGTATCCAATATAATTTCCATTGTGGAATAGAGAGTTTCGAAGCGTGCAATAGTGAATCACGTTTCTTTGTGGTACAGGGTTGCCTTCTTTAGATACATTAAAACCATAATCTTTTAAAACCTTTGTAATTATTTGTGGTGTATAACTAGATGTCGACTCGTTATCGATATATCTGCACAGGGATTCTAATGCTGAGAAATTAAGGAAGTATTTAACATCTACATAGTCCATTCTTTCCCTAAAAGAAAATATAGACTTATAGAACGCAGTTCTAAAAGGGTTTTGATGAGAATTAATATTTCTATGAAGTTTATCCATCGCAAGCTCAATGAACGCTGAGCGACTCTTTTCAGAGAAGCAATCTTCAACAATTATTCCTAGTGATGACTTTCTTTTTGACTTCAATTTTAGTGGGAAATTATTATCTAACTTTTCAGGTGTTTCATGTTTCTCTAGGAAGTTTGATATGATTACATTTTTTTGTGTTCAATGAAACTTAAAACAGCTGAAAGATCATAAATTATTTGAGTGACGGTGTTTTCAGAAGCATGTGCGGGAGAGAAAAATCCACTTAATACATATTCGCTTCCATCGCATTTATTCTCTTTTAGTTCCTTAAAGGATTTGTAACGAGGTATCAGTGTCCCTCCTTTAAAAGTAAATTCTTTCGTGAAGCAATATCCATAGATACCGATTTGTGTCATCTGTAACTCCTTTGCGCGGATAAACATTGTGTAGTAAGTCATACATTTCTGACTCAATGTCCCACAATATATGTTTGTGCAAATATCGTCGACATGAATGCACAACTAACCGAAATCATGCGCCTTATCACCAATCTGATCCGCACAGGTGTAGTCACCGAAGTGGACCGGGAAAACTGGCTGTGTCGGGTGAAAACGGGCGACCTCGAAACCAACTGGATTAACTGGCTGACACTGCGCGCGGGCAAATCGCGCACCTGGTGGAAACCGTCTGTGGGCGAGCAGGTTGTGCTGTTCAGCCTGGGTGGCAATCTGGAAACCGCGTTTGCCCTGCCTGCTGTCTACTCAAATCAGTTTCCACCACCTTCAGACTCTGAGGACGGCAACGTGGTTGAGTACCCGGACGGTGGCTGGTTTGAATACGAACCCGCGACCGGGCGCTGGTATGTCAGGGGCATCAAATCTATGGTCATTGAGGCCGTCGACAACATCACCCTGAAAACCAGTGAGTTTGTGCTGGAGGCTGACCGCACGCGTATTAACAGCGAAGTGGTGATCAATGGTGGTGTTACCCAGAGTGGCGGTGCAATGAGTTCTAACGGGATCGTGGTTAATGCGCATCAGCATACTGGCGTCCTGAAAGGCGGCGATACCACCGGAGGCCCGGTATGACGCTTTATAGCGGGATGAACAATACCAGCGGTAAAGCTATTACTGATATTGACCATCTGCGCCAGTCGGTGCGGGACATTCTGCTGACACCGCAGGGTAGCCGCATTGCCCGTCGTGAATATGGTTCCCTGCTGTCGGCACTGATAGACCAGCCACAAAATCCGGCGTTACGCCTGCAGGTCATGTCGGCAGTGTATGTCGCGCTGAGTCGCTGGGAGCCACGGCTGACGCTGGATTCCATCACCATCAACAGCAATTTTGACGGTTCAATGGTGGTGGAGCTGACCGGGCGGCGGAATAACGGTGTGCCTGTTTCCCTTTCCGTATCAACAGGAGCAGAGAATGGCAGTGATTGACCTTTCGCAGTTACCTGCGCCGCAGATTGTGGATGTGCCGGACTTTGAGACGCTGCTTGCCGAACGCAAGGCAGAATTTGTGGCGCTTCATCCGAAAGATGAGCAGGAAGCAGTGATGCGTACGCTGGAACTGGAATCTGAACCCGTCACTAAATTGCTGCAGGAGAACGCTTACCGTGAGTTGCTTCTGCGCCAGCGCATTAACGAAGCCGCGCAGGCTGTGATGGTGGCTTACGCGATGGGCGGCGATCTTGACCAGCTCGCTGCTAACTACAACGTGAAACGCCTGACGGTGACACCTGCTGATGATGACGCTGTACCGCCCGTTGCGGCTGTGATGGAAAGTGATGAAGCGTTACGCCTGCGTGTGCCTGCAGCCTTTGAAGGGCTTTCTGTTGCTGGGCCAACTGCCGCTTATGAGTTTCATGCACAAAGCGCCGACGGTCGGGTGGCGGATGCCAGTGCAACCAGTCCGGCACCTGCAGAGGTGGTGCTGACAGTTCTTAGCCGCGAAGGCGACGGAACAGCAGAAAAAGACTTGCTGGATGTGGTGGAGAACGCCCTGAACAGTGAGAACGTCCGCCCGGTGGCTGATCGTCTGACGGTTCGCAGCGCAGAAATCATCCCGTACCGAGTGGAAGCCACCATTTTTCTTTATCCGGGACCGGAAGCAGAGCCGGTAATGGCAGCGGCAAAAGCCAGCCTGCAGAAGTACATCGCCAGTCAGACGCGGCTTGGTCGGGATATTCGCCGTAGCGCCATCTTTGCCGCCCTGCATGTTGAGGGAGTGCAGCGTGTGGAACTGGCTTCGCCGCTGGCGGATGTGGTCCTGAACAAAACACAGGCGGCATCATGTACGCAGTGGAGCGTAACCAACGGAGGAACGGATGAATAGTTTGCTGCCGCCGGGTTCAACACCACTGGAGCGCCGACTGGCGCAAACCTGCAGCGGGATTTCTGATCTGCAGGTGCCACTGCGTGACCTGTGGGATCCGGCTACCTGTCCGGTCAGTTTCCTGCCTTATCTCGCCTGGGCGTTCTCTGTGGATCGCTGGGACGAGGACTGGACGGAAAGCGTCAAACGCCAGGTGGTGAAGGATGCTTTTTATATTCATCAGCACAAAGGAACCACCAGTGCCGTGCGGCGGGTGGTGGAGCCGTTCGGCTTTCTGATCCGCATTATTGAGTGGTGGCAGACCGGAGAAACACCAGGCACGTTTCGCCTGGATATCGGCGTGCAGGACCAGGGCATCACCGAAGATACCTATCTGGAACTTGAGCGACTGATAAGCGATGCCAAACCATGTAGCCGTCACATGATCGGCATGTCCATCAATCTGCAGACCAGCGGCCTGCATTGGGTGGGAGCCGCCAGCTATCTTGGCGAAGAAATCACGATCTATCCGTATATCAACGAAACAATTATTTCCGGCGGCACCGCGCATGAAGGCGGGGCGGTCCACGTTATTGACACAGTGAGAGTGAATCCATGAGCACAAAATTTTATACCCTGCTGACGGAGATTGGTGCGGCGAAACTTGCCAGCGCCACTGCACTTGGTGTGCCGCTTAAAATTACTCATATGGCGGTGGGGGATGGTGGTGGAGCATTGCCGACGCCGGACGCAAAGCAGACGGCACTGGTAAATGAGAAACGCCGGGCTGCGCTGAATATGCTCTATATCGACCCGCAGAACAGCAGCCAGATTATTGCTGAACAGGTGATCCCCGAAAACGAGGGCGGTTGGTGGATCCGTGAAGTGGGCCTGTTTGATGAATCCGGGGCATTGATTGCCGTGGGCAACTGCCCGGAAAGCTATAAGCCGCAACTGGCTGAAGGCAGCGGGCGTACCCAGACCGTGCGCATGGTGCTGATTACCAGCAGTACGGACAATATCATCCTGAAAATCGACCCTGCTGTAGTGCTGGCAACCCGCAAGTATGTGGATGACAAGGCACTGGAGCTGAAGGTGTACGTGGATGACCTGATGGCAAAACATCTTGCCGCACAGGACCCGCATTCACAGTATGCACCCAAAGAAAGTCCAACGTTTACCGGAACCCCCAAAGCGCCAACGCCAGCGGCGGGGAATAATACCACGCAGGTTGCGACCACCGCATTTGTTCAGGCGGCACTGACGGCTCTTATTAATGGTGCGCCAGCCACGCTGGACACGCTGAAAGAAATAGCCGCAGCCATAAACAATGATCCGAAATTCAGCACCACTATTAACAATGCGCTGGCACTGAAAGCACCACTGTCGAGTCCGGCACTCAGCGGAACGCCGACAGCCCCCACGGCGGCGCAATCGGTCAACAATACACAGATTGCCACCACGGCATTTGTGAAATCGGCGATTGCGGCAATGGTGGGTTCTGCACCTGCGGCACTGGATACACTGAACGAACTGGCGGCGGCGCTGGGGAATGACCCGAACTTTGCCACGACAATAACTAACGCCCTTGCGGGGAAGCAGCCAAAGGATGCTACTTTAACGGCGTTGGCAGGGCTTTCTACATCAAAAGATAAACTCCCTTATTTTACAGGGGAAGATCAGGCTGCCTTAACTGCACTGACAAGTGTTGGGCGTGCCATTCTTAGCAAGCCCAGCGCACAGGGCGTTCTTGATTATCTTGGTTTAGGGGATGGCTCTGCATTACCTGTTGGTGTCCCTGTTCCGTGGCCTTCTGCCATTCCACCGACAGGCTGGCTGAAATGCAACGGAGCGGCTTTTTCGGCAGAAGAATATCCCAAACTGGCAAAGGTTTATCCGACAAATAAATTGCCTGATTTACGTGGTGAGTTTATTCGCGGCTGGGATGATGGGCGTGGTATTGATGCTGGACGTGCTTTATTAAGCCTTCAGGCTGGAATGCTGGAAAAACACCGCCATATGGTTGTAGCCAACGATGGGTATGATTCAAAAGAGGAATGGGAACTGGCGGCAATCTTCAGAAAAGCATATACGCAAGGCCGGGGGCTTGATGCTGCCGATGCCGGAGGGACTCTGATTCCATCACCAACGCTACATACACGAGGGAGTATTGGTAACACAGGTGGGAGCGAAACCCGTCCACGAAATATTGCATTTAACTATATCGTGAGAGCTGCATAATGGATAAAGCCGTATTAAATAGCGAACTTATTGCCACGAAGGCGGGGAATATTACCGTCTATAACTATGATGGTGAAACACGGGAATATATTTCTGAATCAACTGAATATCTTGCTGTTGGCGTCGGTATTCCCGCACATTCGTGTTTAGATGCTCCTGGTTCATATAAGTCAGGTTATGTGTCCTGTCGAACTCTGGATTTGAGATCATGGGAATATGTCCCTGACCACCGTGGTGAAACGGTCTATAACACATTGAACGGTAAACCGATAGAAATAAAAACCATTGGTGAATACCCGGAAAATGTGACCACTCTTGCACCATCCACACCATATGATGTTTGGAATGGGAATGAATGGGTTGTGGACCTACAGGCGAAAAAAAAACGCATTAGAGAAAGTTTTTATAACAGAAAGAGATATGGCGATTAATGAAGCTCTGAATTACATATCTCCTTTACAGAGTGAATTATTATTAGGGAGTATTTCGGAGCGAAATAAAGAAATTTTGCAGGTATGGTTAAACTATATTAATGAGTTAAAGGAAGCGGTATTTGTTTCTGATAAAGCTTCCTTATTGCCTGCTAAGCCAGAATGTTAGTATTGCCTAAAGCTAGCCATTTATTGGCTGGCTTTTGAGAGCAATATACTTTGTATGTGTGAAAATAATCGGTCCATGATTCTGGAAGAAATTGTACTGCTTAATAAGTAACATATAGCAAAGCTGATTATTACTGTACCTACCAATATGAACGGCCATGACAACATCTTATTTAGGTAAGTGGAAATGTATAATATAAATAGACCATGTAACAGATATATACTAAGACTATTTTTTCCAAACCGCTCTAAAATTACACAGGTGGGTTTTAGCTGCATAAGAGCTAATACAAAAGCCGGAACCGCTGCGTAGTTGACTACTTTGTATAACATAAGTACAACTATAGATTTATCAAAATAAGAGAATGGAAAAGCGCCGTAGAGAAATATGGTAGGTGCAAGTATCGATAAAATCACTAATGCAATAACTGCTGAGAATAAAATGAGGTATATCGTATTTTTGTCGTGCCTTATACGTAATAAATTATTCCGATAAAATAACGCTCCTATAATGAAGTAGGGTAGAAAATTAATTGTCCTCATAATGGATAGAGTCTGCGAACTGAAATCAATGAATTGAAATGCGAAGCTTATAAGTAAAGAAAGACAAAGAGGGTAACGGAAGGTGAATAGAACAGAAGCAATTATTTGCCAGAAAAAAAAGGCTTAAAAGATACCACATTATCCAATAAGGCGCGCCAATCTTAAGATAACCAGAAATACTTCCTGTCAGCAAGAAGTTGATAAATTCATAAATAAAATTAAAAACAATGAATGGAACAAGAATATGTTTGCTTAATTTGTATATGTCAAGATTGCTACATCCCTTGCTAAGAAAACCAGAAATTAATACAAAGGCGGGCATGTGAAATGTGTAAATGAAATCATATATGTATTTCACTTGTTCATGTTCTACGCCACCGCCAAGTATGTGCGCCATAACCACCAGGAAAATTAACGCGCCTTTGAGCGTATCGATAGTGTTATCACGATTATCGATCTGTTGTGCCACGGACAATCCTTAAGTGTATATAGTTAGTTTTCTGTTGAAGACAGTATCCAGGGTAACGGATTCAATTAAAAGTATTAAATGAGAATCTGATAATTGTGCTGGCCGTCGTACAAACGACCTCGCGTGACCTAAGGCAACTTTATTTTCATAGTAGGCATTATCCCTGTAAACCGGAGAGACTGCCTTATGGCTCAGGATTACCACCACGGGGTGCGCGTTGTTGAAGTCAACGAAGGCACCCGATCTATTACCACGGTGAGCACCGCCATCGTGGGCATGGTCTGCACGGGCGATGATGCCGATGCAAAAATGTTTCCTCTTAATAAACCCGTGCTGATCACTGATGTGCTGACTGCCAGCGGTAAAGCGGGTGAGTCCGGCACACTGGCCCGCTCGCTGGATGCCATCGCTGACCAGGCAAAACCCGTGACCGTTGTTGTGCGTGTGCCGCAGGGTGAAACGGAAGAAGAAACCACGACCAATATCATCGGCGCAGTGACTGCTGAAGGTAAAAAAACAGGCATGAAAGCCCTGTTATCTGCCCAGACACAGCTCGGCGTTAAACCGCGCATTCTCGGCGTGCCAGGTCACGATAACAAAGCCGTTGCTACTGAGTTGCTGAGTGTGGCGCAAAGCCTGCGTGGGTTTGCCTACCTGTCAGCGTATGGCTGCAAGACGGTACAGGAGGCGATCACTTACCGTGAAAATTTCAGCCAGCGCGAAGGAATGCTGATCTGGCCTGACTTTACTGGCTGGGACACGGTGCTGAATGCCGAAGCAACGGCATATGCCACCGCCCGTGCGCTTGGTCTGCGTGCCAAAATTGATGAGCAGACCGGGTGGCACAAAAGCCTGTCCAACGTGGGCGTGAACGGTGTCACCGGAATTTCTGCAGATGTGTTCTGGGATCTGCAGGACCCGGCAACCGATGCAGGTCTGCTGAACCAGAACGACGTCACCACGCTTGTGCGTAAAGACGGTTTCCGCTTCTGGGGTTCTCGCTGCCTGAGTGATGACCCGCTCTTTGCCTTCGAAAACTACACCCGCACGGCGCAGGTGCTGACGGACACAATGGCAGAAGCGCACATGTGGGCAGTGGACAAACCGCTGAACCCGTCGCTGGCGCGCGACATTATCGAGGGCATCCGCGCCAAAATGCGCAGCCTGGTCAGTCAGGGGTATCTCATTGGTGGTGATTGCTGGCTGGACGAGTCGGTGAACGACAAAGACACGCTGAAAGCCGGAAAACTCACAATCGACTACGACTACACGCCAGTGCCGCCACTTGAAAACCTGATGTTGCGTCAGCGCATCACCGATCAGTACCTGGTGAATTTCGCCAGCCAGGTTAGCGCGTAAGGGGACAACATGGCTTTACCACGCAAATTAAAACACCTGAACCTGTTTAACGATGGGAACAACTGGCAGGGGATCGTTGAGTCGCTGACGCTGCCGAAATTCACCCGCAAATATGAGAAGTATCGCGGCGGCGGAATGCCGGGTGCAGTGGATGTGGATCTGGGGCTTGATGACAGTGCGCTGGACACAGAATTTTCCATTGGTGGTACTGAACTGCTGCTGTTTAAACAGATGGGCAAAGCCACGGTGGATGGCATCCAGTTGCGCTTTACCGGCTCTATCCAGCGTGATGATACCGGGGAAGTACAGTCCGTGGAGCTTGTGGTGCGTGGACGTCACAAAGAAGTGGACTCCGGCGAGTGGAAGACGGGCGAAAGCAACACCACCAAAGTGACCAGTACCAACAGCTACGCGAAGCTGACTATCAATGGTGAGGTGCTCTATGAAGTGGACCTTATCAACATGGTGGAAATTGTGGACGGTGTGGACCTGATGGAAGCGCACCGCAACGCCCTTGGCCTCTGATGTATCTGAACGGCGCGGAATGCCGCGCCAGAACCCAATTTACAGGACAGCAAAATGAGCGATAAGCAGACTGAAAAGACCATTCAACTGGACACCCCCATCATGCGCGGTAAAACAGAAATTACCGAAATTGTGCTGCGTAAACCGCAGTCCGGTGCGCTGCGCGGTACACGCCTGCAGGCCATTATGGATATGGATGTGAACGCGATGATGACCGTGATCCCCCGCATTTCCAGTCCGGCACTGACTGCACAGGAAATTGCAGAGATGGACCCAGCAGACCTCACTGCCATGTCGGTTGAGGTTGTCACTTTTTTGTTGAAGAAGTCGGTGCTTGCCGGTTTACCGACAGCCTGACGGTTGACGATCTGGTGGCAGATATCGCCACCATTTTTCACTGGCCGCCATCCGTTACTGACGTTATGCCGCTGACCGAAGTGCTGGAATGGCGGTATAAAGCGATTCAGAGAAGCGGGGCCAACGATGAGTGATAATAACCTGCGCCTGCAGGTCATTCTTAATGCGGTTGACAAACTCACCCGCCCATTCCGTGCTGCACAGGCCAGTTCGAAAGAGCTGGCTGGCGCAATCAGAAACTCCCGTGACGCATTAAAGCAACTCAATCAGGCGGGTAACAGCCTGGAAAAATTTCGCAAGCTGCAGGCCGATAACAAAAAGTTAGGCGACAGGCTGAACTATGCCAGACAGAAGGCAAATTTGCTTAGTTCTGAGCTGGAAGCGATGGAACAACCATCACAACGGCACCTTGTGGCTTTAGGTCGGCAAACGCTGGCAGTCCAACGCCTGGAAGAACAACAAAAATATTTGCAGAAGCAAACGGCGCTTGTGCGTGCAGAACTGTACCGGGCGGGAATTTCTGCGAAAGACGATGCGGGAGCAACCGCCCGTTTAGCCCGTGAAACATCACGTTATAACCAGGAACTTTCGAAACAGGAGGCGCGGCTGAAGCGATTGGGGGAAGCTCAGCGCAGGATGAATGCAGCGCGTGCCAGTTATGCCCGTTCGCTGGAGGTGCGTGATCGTATTGCAGGTGCCGGAGCCACCACCACGGCTGCAGGACTAGCAATGGGCGCACCAGTGATGGCGGCAGTAAAAAGCTATACCAGCATGGAAGATGCCATGAAAGGTGTGGCAAAGCAGGTCAATGGTCTGCGTGACGATAATGGCAACCGCACTGCACGTTTTTATGAAATGCAGGATGCCATCAAGGCTGCCAGCGAACAGTTGCCGATGGAAAACGGTGCGGTGGACTTCGCTGCACTGGTTGAAGGTGGTGCGCGCATGAACGTCGCAAACCCTGACGACAGCTGGGAAGACCAGAAACGTGACCTGCTGGCCTTCGCCAGTACGGCAGCAAAGGCGGCAACAGCCTTTGAGCTGCCAGCGGATGAACTGTCAGAAAGTCTGGGGAAAATCGCCCAGCTCTACAAAATACCTACCCGCAATATTGAACAGCTCGGCGATGCGCTGAACTATCTGGATGATAACGCCATGTCGAAAGGGGCGGACATCATTGATGTGATGCAACGTCTGGGCGGTGTGGCTGACCGTCTGGATTATCGTAAAGCGGCGGCACTGGGTTCCACCTTTCTGACACTGGGCGCTGCGCCGGAGGTTGCAGCCAGTGCAGCAAACGCGATGGTGCGTGAATTGTCCATTGCCACCATGCAAAGCAAGAGTTTCTTTGAAGGGATGAATCTGCTGAAACTCAATCCTGAAGTGATTGAAAAGCAGATGACGAAGGATGCGATGGGAACTATCCAGCGTGTGCTGGAGAAGGTGAACGCACTGCCGCAGGACAAGCGTCTGTCTGCCATGACCATGTTGTTTGGTAAAGAGTTTGGTGATGACGCGGCGAAACTGGCAAACAACCTTCCGGAACTGCAGCGCCAGCTAAAACTGACAGCGGGCAATGATGCGCTCGGTTCCATGCAGAAAGAATCCGACATCAACAAAGACTCACTTTCTGCTCAGTGGTTGCTGGTCAAAACCGGAGCGCAGAACACCTTCAGCAGCCTGGGCGAAACGCTGCGCCAGCCGCTGATGGATATTCTGTACACGGTGAAAAGCATCACGGGGGCGTTGCGCCGCTGGGTGGAAGCTAACCCGGAACTGACAGGCACACTGATGAAAGTAGCGGCTGTTGTGGCTGCGGTTACCGTAGGCCTCGGCACCTTAGCGGTGGCGCTGGCTGCAGTGCTGGGGCCGCTGGCAGTGATCCGTCTGGGATTCTCTGTGCTGGGTATCAAAACGTTACCTTCCGTTACGGCAGCAGTAACTCGAACCAGCAACGCGTTGTCCTGCCTGGCTGGCGCACCACTGGCACTGCTGCGACGCGGGCTTGCTTCATCGAGGAGCAGTGCGGGTTTGCTTACTGCGCCGCTGTTGTCTTTGCGCCGCACGGCATCACTGACGGGGAATGCCCTGAAAACTGTGGCAGCTGCGCCGGTTGCACTTTTGCGGTCTGGATTATCCGGTTTACGTGCTGTTACTGTGATGTTTATGAATCCTCTGGCGGTACTGCGCGGTGGACTGGCTGCCGCAGGCGCGGTGCTTCGTGTGCTTGCATCCGGTCCGCTGGCGATGCTGCGCGTTGCCCTGTATGCCATATCTGGTCTGTTAGGTGCTCTGCTCAGTCCGATAGGTCTTGTGGTTACTGCTCTGGCGGGTGTGGCGCTGGTTGTCTGGAAATACTGGCAACCCATCACCGCATTTCTCGGTGGCGTGGTGGAAGGATTCAAAGCGGCGGCAGGTCCCGTCAGTGCCGCATTCGAACCGCTTAAGCCCGTGTTCCAGTGGGTTGGCGACAAAGTACAGGCGCTGTGGGGCTGGTTTACTGATCTGCTGACGCCCGTTAAGTCGACCTCTGCCGAACTGCAGAGTGCAGCGGCAATGGGGCGGCGATTCGGGGAGGCACTGGCGGAAGGGCTGAATATGGTCATGCATCCGCTGGACTCCCTGAAATCCGGCGTTTCCTGGTTGTTGGATAAACTCGGCATTGTCAGTAAAGAGGCCGCAAAGGCAAAACTGCCGGAAAGCGTGACGCGTCAGCAACCTGCGACGGTGAATGCAGACGGTAAAGTGATGATGACATCGGGTGGTTTTCCGTCATGGGGATATGGCTTTGCGGGGATGTATGACAGCGGCGGGTATATCCCGCGTGGGCAGTTTGGCATCGTCGGTGAAAATGGGCCGGAAATTGTTAACGGCCCGGCAAACGTGACCAGCCGGAGAAATACCGCTGCACTGGCTGCGGTTGTTGCCGGAATGATGGGCGTTGCTGCCGCGCCAGCAGAGCTTCCACCGTTGCATCCTTTGGCACTTCCCGCGAAAGGCGGTGAAGCGATGGTGAGTCGCGCAGCTACTGTGCCGCCCATTCAACGGATTGAGGCACCGACGCAGATCATCATCCAGACGCAGCCAGGACAAAGTGCGCAGGATATTGCGCGGGAGGTGGCACGCCAGCTTGATGAACGTGAACGCAGGCTGAAGGCAAAGGCCAGGAGTAACTACAGCGATCAGGGGGGATACGACGCATGATGATGGTGCTGGGATTGTACGTGTTTATGCTGCGCACCGTGCCGTATCAGGAGCTGCAGTATCAGCGCAGCTGGCGACATGCGGCTAACAGCCGGGTTAACCGACGCCCGTCAACGCAGTTTCTGGGACCGGATAACGACATGCTGACGCTTTCTGGCGTTCTTATGCCGGAGATAACAGGCGGCAGGCTGTCGTTGCTGGCACTGGAGCAGATGGCAGAACAGGGGAAAGCATGGCCTCTGATTGAAGGCAGCGGCACGATTTACGGCATGTATGTGATTGAGGGACTGAATCAGACTAAAACGGAGTTTTTCCGCGACGGTATGCCGCGCCGGGTTGAGTTCACCCTGTCGCTCAAACGGGTGGATGAATCCCTGTCCGATATGTTCGGTGATCTCAGTTCGCAGTTGAATAATCTGCAGGACACGGCAACATCTGCATTAAGCGATATCAGTAAAACGGTGGGAGGGCTGCTGTCGTGAATTTCAGCTCTGAACTGCTTAACAAAGGTAACAAAACTCCCGCATTCAGCATCAGTATTGAGGGCAGGGATATCACCACTGTGCTGGATAACCGCCTGATGAGTCTGACGCTGACGGACAATCGGGGCTTTGAAGCGGACCAGCTTGATCTGGAACTGGATGATGCCGACGGAAAAATCGTGCTGCCGCGCCGTGGTGCGGTCATTACGCTGGCGCTGGGCTGGAAGGGGCAGCCGCTTTTCCCAAAAGGGGCATTCACGGTGGATGAGATTGAACACACTGGCGCACCGGACCGCCTGACCATCCGGGCGCGAAGTGCTGATTTTCGGGAAACGCTGAATACCCGCCGTGAAAAATCGTGGCACAAGACCACGGTCGGGGAAGTGGTGAAGGAAATAGCTGCGCGTCACAAACTGAAGATGGCACTGGGTAAAGACCTGTCGGATAAAACCGTGGATCATATAGACCAGACTAATGAGAGTGACGGCAGTTTTCTGATGCGGCTGGCGCGCCAGTACGGTGCTATTGCGTCGGTGAAAAATAGCAATCTGTTATTCATCCGGCAGGGACAGGGTAAAAGTGCCAGCGGTAAACCACTGCCGGTGATCACTATCACACGCAAGGACGGCGACAGTCACCGCTTTACCCTGGCAGATCGCGGAGCCTATACGGGCGTAATTGCCAGCTGGTTGCATACCCGCGAACCCACCAAGAAAGAAAGCACTACAGTGAAGCGTAAGCGCAGGACTAAGAAGCAGAAGAAAGAGCCAGAAGCGAAGCAGGGCGATTACCTTGTGGGGACGGATGAAAATGTGCTGGTACTTAATCGCACTTATGCCACCCGGAGCAACGCCGAACGGGCCGCGAAAATGCAGTGGGAACGACTGCAACGCGGTGTTGCGTCATTCTCGCTACAACTGGCGGAAGGTCGGGCAGATCTCTACACGGAAATGCCTGTGAAAGTCAGTGGCTTTAAACAGCCGATAGATGATGCGGAATGGACCATTACCACCCTGACGCATACAGTCAGCCCGGATAACGGTTTTACGACCAGTCTGGAGCTTGAAGTGAAGATTGATGATTTCGAAATGGAATGATTCTTCGCAATGGAGAACTTTTAGGTTTTCAAAATGGAATAATGCGGTATCGTTATTGTGAATTTAGCAAAAATGGGGAGAACTCGAAAAATGATGATTTGCCCACTGTGTGGAAGTGCCGCCCATACTCGCAGCAGTTTTCAGGTATCTTCATTGACCAAAGAGCGTTACAACCAGTGCCAGAACATTAACTGCAGCCATACTTTTGTTACCCATGAAACTTTTGTTCGTTCGATTGCAATGCCAAAAGAGTCAAATCCGGTTCAGCCGCATCCAATGAAATCAGGACAGGTGGCGCTCTCTCTTTGACGCTGCCGCCAATTTGTCGCCATCATTAAAAAACAGTGCTTCTAACATCATGATTTTAAAGAGCATAAATTTTAGGCAACAAAAAACCCATCAACCTTGAACCAAAATGGCGGGGTTGATGGGCTCCACAAAATGGGGACATCAAAGAAAAGCAGTGGCACTAATTAAGACTGATGCCCCAAAGAAAAGTTCGCCGATTGTACAAAAAAAATTTCATTTTCAGGGCAACTTCAGTTTTATCCGAGTCCTGGCCATACCATGACAATGATTGTCCCGGCCAGCGTTAGCAGTACGTTAGCTATTGCATAAGTGCCCGCATAACCTAAGGCTGGGATGTTACTGCGTGCGGTGTCGCTGATGATCTCCATTGCCGGAGCACAAGTACGCGCGCCCATCATCGCGCCGAACAGGAGTGCGCGGTTCATACGCAGTACATAAGCGCCGAACAGGAAGCAGATAACCACCGGCACCAGACTGACAATCAATCCGGCAATTAACATCTGACCACCGATCGCGCCCAGGCCGTTATTAATGCCGCTACCGGCGCTTAAACCAACGCCTGCCATAAACACCATCAAGCCGAACTCTTTCACCATGCTTAACGCCCCCTGCGGAATGTAACCGAAGGTCGGGTGGTTAGCGCGCATAAAGCCCAACATAATGCCGGCGAATAACAAGCCAGCAGCGTTACCCATGCCAAAGCTAAATGTACTGAACTGGAAGGTAATCATCCCGATCATCAGGCCAATAACAAAGAACGCGCAGAATGCCAGCAGGTCTGTGACCTGGCTGTGAATCGAGATAAAGCCGATGCGGTCAGCAATGGTTTTCACGCGACGGGCATCGCCGCTCACCTGTAAAACATCACCTTTATTAAGCACAACGTTGTCATCAATTGGCATCTCAATCTGGCTGCGGATGACGCGGTTAAGGAAGCAACCGTGATCGGTCAACTTTAGTTGTGCCAGACGTTTACCTACCGCGTTATGGTTTTTGACGACGACCTCTTCAGTGACGATACGCATGTCGAGAAGGTCACGATCAAAAACTTCTTTACCGTTACGGAAGCTGGGATCGAGGCGGGCGTGGGCGTCTGGATATCCCACTAACGCTATCTCATCGCCCATTTGCAGTACGGCGTCGCCATCTGGATTTGCCAGAATCCCGTTACGACGAATACGTTCAATGTAGCAACCGGTTTGACGATAAATACCCAATTCACGCAGATTTTTGCCGTCGGTCCAGGCCACCAGCTCCGGGCCGACACGGTAGGCGCGGATCACCGGCAAATAAACTTTGCGGCTGGCATCGGTGTCCAGGCCACGTTCGCGAGCGATTTGTTGGGCGCTGGTCTGTAAATCCTGATGTTGCAACTTCGGTAAATAACGTGCACCGACAATTAAACTCACCAGGCCAATTAAATAAGTTAACGCATACCCAAGGCTTAGATTATCCAGTGCTGTGGAGAGCTGTCCGCTTTCCATACCGGAATGGCGTAATGTGTCGCCAGCACCGACCAGAACCGGTGTCGATGTCATGGAGCCAGCCAACATACCGGCCGTCAGACCGATATCCCAGCCAAACAGCTTACCCAACCCTAAGGCGATCGCCAGCGCACTGCTAACCATCACCAGAGCTAACATTAGGTAATTTTTCCCATCGCGGAAAAAAATGGAAAAAAAAGTTGGGTCCGGCTTCGACCCCGACGCAGAAAATAAACAACATAAAGCCAAGATTAAGCGCGTCGGTGTTAATGCTGAAATGTTGTTGCCCTAATAGTAACGATACGACTAAAAACGCCAATGGAATTACCCAGTTGGATTGAACCAAGTCGTAATTTTCCTAGACATAGTCCAAGCGCAAGGACTACAAATAATAACAGAATGTAATTCCCATTTAACAATTCGGCGACGTTTATATTCACGGAGACTAACTTCTTGTTTACGAGTAAGCTGTTGAAAGAAATGGTAATTTAAGATAATGTTTTTACCTGAAATCAGGGCGCGAATTCATTCAGCGCACTTAAGCAATAGTAAAGAAACAATATATTTTACTAGTGTAATCACATTAAGTACCAACGGCTATAAAAATTGCGTTGGCCTATATTAGCATGGAATGCGAAGCGGCTTTATCTTACTGAACGCCATAGTGGCGAAAATGTGTTCGATAGAGGCAGTGTCAGGAGGAGCGAGTGAAACATAAACAACGTTGGGCGGGGGCAATCTGCTGTTTTGTCCTCTTCATTGTAGTGTGCCTGTTCCTGGCGACGCAAATGAAAGGCGCTTTTCGGGCTGCCGGGCATCCTGAAATCGGCTTGCTGTTTTTCATTCTTCCTGGGGCGGTTGCCAGCTTTTTTTTCGCAGCGTAGAGAAGTCCTTAAACCGCTGTTTGGCGCAATGCTGGCGGCACCGTGTTCTATGTTAATTATGCGTCTGTTTTTTTCACCAACACGCTCATTCTGGCAAGAGCTGGCATGGTTATTGAGCGCCGTCTTCTGGTGTGCGTTGGGGGCGTTGTGTTTCTTGTTTATTAGTAGTTTGTTCAAGTCACAGCACAGAAAAAATCAATAAAGCCCTCAAACAGAGAGGGCTTATCCGGCAATCAGGCTTCAAGATTCTCTTTCACCCAGGCAGCAAAATCGGTATAGCCGCCGATGTGTTGCTGATCGACAAAAATCTGCGGTACGGTTTCTACTGGTTTACCCGCTTTCTGTTGTAAATCTTCTTTGCTAATCCCTTCTGCACGAATATCAACATACTGATATTCAAAGTCATCGCGTTCATTACTCAGTTTGTCTGCCAACTCTTTAGCACGCACGCAGTAAGGGCAACCCGGACGACCAAAAATAACGGTTTGCAT